ACTTCTTCGCTGTGTAGCTTCCGTACTGCTTTGCAAGATATACGATGGTTCCCCCGTTTACTCCGGAGCCATTGAAAGAGTTCCACTTCTTGTCACATTCGTTCGAATGGTACCGATCGGGATCTCTTGTCGACCAAGAGTCCCAGACGGAGCAGGGAAAGCCCTCGGCTTTGAGGGCCATTCCCACACTCTTCCATTCGTCATACGTCAGACGACTGGGATCGAGAGCGTCAAGCGCGTCGAGGATGTTCTGTCTGCTATCCATCAGTCAATGGAGAACGGCATATCAGCGTTCTCATCAAAAGCCGGAGGCGTGACAGGCTTCTTGTTGTTCGGCAAGAGGTACTTGTCGACTTTCGCCCTCTTCTCGCCGTTGTATGTCTCATGCTTTATCCGGCAGAATCCCTCGAGACCGACGGCCTTGTCGGCAGCGTCACCGATGGAGAGTGAGAGCTCCTCGCCCTTCTTCTTCAAGCCGATGGACTCAAAAAATGAGACTAATTTCCACATCATCTTATCCGAGATTACAAGATTGTCGAAGACCGAACCGTCCGCGCCCTGAAGGTCAAGTCTGACCTTGATCATCGGGTTTCCGTTGCTCGAGAATGTCTTCTCGGCGGATACGACCATGAAGTTATACTCCCCGATCGGAGGAAGTGAGAACTCCCTCTCTTCAGCCTTTGCCGGTACCTTGCTGTTCCAATCGTAATCACTCATTTGTCTGTTCCTCCTTAAATCTGTTGATTAACTTTGTAATATTCTTGTGAACGAAGCCGATCGCTGTCGGTTCAAGTTCGTCGATGGTATTAGCCGTGAGAGTCGGATCCTGCACGGACAGGAAGTGAATGAGCCAAGGTTCGAAGCCTTCGAGACCGTCAACCTCTTCGTGGATCTCTGTCTTCTTGGTCTTCTTGACAGGGACGTTCGAAAAGATATGAGCGATCTCAGAGAAGTCTGCATCCATCGAATCGGGCAGACCGAATCGGTTCTTGGCATCGTAGGTGGGACTGTGCGTCGCATACATTACGCGCTTGCCTCCGACCGCCTTCTTGCTTTTAGTCTTGGGATCTTCGACGATGGAGTTCTTATAGTTCATAAACAGGACCATATCAGCCCACTCCTTGATAAGAGGTGCGGTCTTCTTCGAGAGCTTCAGCTCCCATCGGTCATAGGCTCCCATCTCATCGGGCTGTTCGAACTTGCGCATAGCAGCGTGAGCGACGATGACGATGTTCTTGCCCGAGTCAACGACCTCGTCGCAAGCCTTGAGGACTTCGAGCCACTTCTGGGCGAGATATGTGTATCCCTTTCCATAGCCGGGATCTTCGATATTCTTCCAATCGTTGACTTCGCAGATGTGGTCTGTGATGAGGTTCTCCAGCTTGTCGGCCGTATCAAGGACGACCGTCTTGCAGACATCCTCCTGTGCTATACTTTTAAGAAGAAGGATGAGCCCGTTGAATTGTGTGGGATTTTCGAATCGGGCGACATCCATCGTGTCGGTTCCCTGCTCGAAGTCGATGAAGACCGCATCGGGGAACTGTGAGGCAAGTGTTGACTTACCTATACCTTCTGGACCGTAGATGACGCAACGGATCGAGCGTGCCTGCGGTCCTTTTCTGATCGTTAATGGCATATATTACCTCCTGAATAAAAATTTGAGTGTGGATTTAATCTGGTCATAGGTCTCACGAACGTAGATCGTGACAGGTGTATCGTCCTCGACAGTCGAGAGTGTGATCATCGTTCCTCCGTCCGTCTCTCCAACGACTGCGATCTGATCGACATTCACGAGAATAGAATTCCCGATCGTCGAGTTGTGGAGTTCCACAAACTGCGAACCGATCATCTGGATCTTCTGTTCGTCTTCTTTTGCGATCTCTTCGCGAAGAGGATTGAGGATACTATTCATCATGTTGAGATAGTCTTCATTCGCCATAACAGACCTCCTATCTGATCCTAACCGTGGCTGAAGCTTGGAGATGAGCCACGCCTTCGAGCTCTACGCCTGCTTTGAGATCCTCCGCGAGCTTCTTTTTGTCGATCTTCGGATCTTGTGCGATGAGGTACTTCTCCGGCACGTCCTCGATGCGATACGCATCCATGATGACCGAGGGCGGATTCGCCTGGACCTTGAACTTGAACAGCTCGCCCTTGATATCGACCTTGCCCGTCTGAATCATGGCTTCCGTCATGCGCTGCTTCATGTTCTTAATGGAGTTCTCGAGCGTCTTGCGCTTCTTGTTGAGTCTTTCTTCCTCGGCCTTGAGACCTGCAATGTCAGACTCGAAGTTTCTAATGATCTTCGCGTAGTTCTCGAGCTTGATCTCAATGTCTTCACCAAGATTGTTGAGAGCCTCTTCAAGAGCTTCCTGCATCTCCGGCTCGAGCTCTTCCATCTCCATGAGTTCCGAGAACTTGGCATAATCGCCTGTTAATTCATAAAGAGACGCCATATCACACCTCCTGTGATGGATAGCGAATGCCAGAAGCCTCATTCCATTCGTGCGTGATGACGATGTGGTCAGACTCCTGTGCTGCGCGTTCCTTGCAGATCGCGATGTCTGATTTGTTCCTTCTGATATCCTTCTTGTGATTCTTGAGTTCCTTCTCGATCTGTCTGATTCTGTAAGTCGTGTTGACGTAAAGACCGAGAAGTCCGACTGTGATCATCATTGTTCCGATGACCGTTAAAAGTAATAAAGTCTTCATAGATTGTCTCCTTAAATCTTGAATCTTTCGTCGAGATCGTCCTTGATCTCGATGCGCAATTCCTTCAGCTTGATCGCTCTGGCTATTGCCATACGCTCTGCTTTTGTGAACTTCGCTCTGCCTTTGATGATGTCCCGTATCTTCCGCTCACTCATACACGCTGCTTCCGCTAATTCCTTTTGTGAATGGAAATATCTACCGAGTGCCGGATATGTCGGGGCGATCATTTTGTCTGCTCGAACAGTTCTTCGAGCGGGACTGTGACTGCGAGAGCTGTCTTGATCTTCTTGGCTTCTTCCAGAGTGAGCGGATATTTGCCATTGATCTTGTCAGCTAATGTCTGATAACGGATTCCTGTCTCTTTCGACAAATCGACAACCGTCATTGACTTTCTCGCTAATTCAGCTTTTACATTCGAATACATAGATGACTCCTTTCGTTTATTTGTTTTCGATTTTTCGAAAACTTAACTATATCTTAACGATATTTCGAAAGAAATCAATAACTATTTTCGATAATTCGATAATTGTAATATGTTTGTAATTATTGAAAATTCGATAACTCGATGATATATTTTTATTGAGAAGGGAGATGATATCTATGACGATCGAAGAGAGATTAAAAGAAATGATGATCCAGAAGTCCGGCTCCGTGAACAAGTTTGCTCATGAGTGCGGGCTCTCTACTTCCACCGTGGCGACAATGTTCACTCGTGGAGCCAACAAGACGAATGTCAACACTATCATTAAGATATGCAAGACTCTTAATATCTCGTCAGATGAATTATCCGATGGTCGAATCACTCCACTTCCCGATCTGACCGTCAATGGTATCGTCGTTGACATAGATCTCAATGAGGAGAACAGAGCCAAGCTCGTTGAGTACGCTCGGAAGCTGAAAGCGATTCAAGATATGGAGGACGGGATATGAACGAACCAAAATGGGACGGCCAGAGATGGCGGATCAGAGTGATGCAAGACGGTAAGACTCATTCGTTCTCGTGTAAGACTCCCGGAGCGAAGGGCAGAAAAGAAGTCACGAGGCTCTATCACGAATGGCTATATGGCGAAGGCTCTGGAGAGAAGACGGTGAATCGTGTAACTCAAGAATATCTTGAGGACCTCAAGGCACGACGTGGAGCCGATGCGGAATCGGTCATTCAGAACGAACGTTATATTCGGCTCTACATAGCCCCTATTTGCGGTCAGAAGAAAATCAGCAAAATGACTCAGCGCGATTGGCAGACGCTTATCAACGAAGCGACAGGGGCGAATAATAAGCCGTTAAGCCACAAGACCTTGATGAACCTCCGAGGAATCATCTCGGGCATCGTCAAGTTCGGATATCAGGACTATCAATGCGAACCCTTACGAGGCAATTTGTATATCCCTGTCGGTCATGCCAGGAACGAAAAGGCTATTCTTCAAGAAGCCGATATTCAAAGGCTTTTCGAGCCGTCCGATAAATGGTATCATCCGCTCTTCTGCTTCCTCGCCATCACCGGCATGAGACCGGGCGAGGCTCTCGGCTTGCAGGTCGAGGATGTTCTCGGATCCAGCGTCCGCATCAGAAGAGCCGTGAACGCGAGAGGCAAGATCACGGAAGGAAAGAATGAGAACGCGAAGAGGATTATCCCGATCGGAGCTCTCGCACGGTCTATCCTACGGAAGACCATTCGACGGAACGAGGACCACAAGCTACACACGGAATGGATCTTCTGCGATCTGAACGGGAACCCCGGCAATCAGTCGACGATGCGGAATCAATGGAATGAACTCAAGAAGGAAAGAGATCTTCCGGGCACGGTGTACTCCCTGCGCCATACGTTCATCTCGATGATGAAGAATGTAATGCCCGAACAAATGATAAAGGACATCGTCGGTCATTCCGTCTCGATGGATACCTTCGGGACGTACGGTCATATCATTGAGGGAGACTCCGATAAGGCTGCGAAGATCATCGACTTGAAGTTCAAATTTGACCAAGATTTGCCCGAAGAGGAATAAAAAAGCCTCGGAAACCTTATACTTCCGAGGTTCTTCTTGGTGGAGATGAGGGGAATCGAACCCCTATATGTATCGGCAATTCTGCCGAAAATGTCCGTAAAATAAGGCTTTTTCGATTCGTCAATCTGCCTCAGTCCGCCTCCTGTGGACTAATTTTGACCATAAATTTGACCGAGAAAAGCCTCCGAATCATCGGAGGCGGTCTTCTTATTCGATCAGATCTCTGATCATCTGCTTGATCTTCGTTGATGCGGTCCCGGGATTCTTCTCGAACCATTCAACGAGATCGGACTCGGTGTCTCGATTGAGCCTGATCGTGACGATCTTACACTTCTTGGAGTAGGTTTCCTGTGCCTTCTTAACTGATATCTTCATCGGAACCTTCTTAACGATCTCATAGAAGTCTTCCTCGTAGGTTCCTTCAGCCTTATCATTTTCTTCGAATCTCTCAAGTTCAGCATGAGCTTCATCCATCGTATCGAAGTGAGTGATCTCATTCCCGGCTTCTCTATCTCTGATTACATACTTCTCATCACTTTCGATGATCTCGAAGATCTTCTGACCGGCTTCCTCCAAGGTCTTACCGTGAACACGATTCTCAATCTTGACTTTCTTCGTTCCTTCCATATATGAGCCGGACTTCGGAATCCTTACCTCTCTGGCTTCCCACTCGTTACCATCCGGGACGATCAGGATTAGGTGTCTCTTGCTGATGTTGAACGAATAGTTCTCAGCTACCTTCTCGAATGTTCTGTTTGCAATTGTCTTTTTCATTTTTGTGATCCTCCTGATTATATTTTTTCGATTACTTCGATTCCGTTATCGGTACAGTGTATTCTAACGAGTTTTCCGATCTCCTTGAGATGGTCGATTGCAGCCTGTGCTTCGTCCGCATTAGGATACAATGTCGTTTTTGTCGTCTTCTGGTGATCGCTCTCAGCTACGATCTCGATATCCTTCTCTGTTCCATCTTCTTCGATCTCGTAAGATCTGTAGATCTGTGACTTGGGGAGCCAGAACTTGATGATTCCCAATTCTAATCCGAGAGCCCATACATAGACTGCTTTATCTGTTTCCTTCTCGAACTTGACGATTTCGATTTCTACGTTTTTCCCAGACTCGTTACAAAGGGCAATCTCTTCTCTCAATCCATCATTCTTCTGATTGTAGATCCATCTTGATATTCTAATCATAGTCTTCATTTTCTTGATCTCCTCTCTGTTTATGTTTATAGTATATACTATATATAGCGTATAGTCAATACTATTTTTGCTTTTTTCGAAAAATTTTTCGAGCAATAAAAAAAAAGACCTCACCCGGTCGCGGTCGGGTGAGGTGTTAACAATGAATATCAGGAGAGTTTTATCTTATGATCTTGAATCTACTTGGAGGATCCGCGACTTCGTAGGATTCTCAAATCTTGAGCTTCGAACCGAGGACGAATC